TCATGGCATCACCTCTGGGAAGTCCTCTATCTGCATCTGACCTTCCACACCATCCGCATTACGTTCTTCCTCTTCACAATCTGCAATCTCTTCTGCATCCATGTCATGCTCTTCGCCTATATCAATGCAGAACACTGGTATCCCCTGATCTGTCACAAATAAAACATCATTCAATTTATACAGCTTTCTTTTTCGTGGATTTGCACATATAACACTTACTGGTACATCATCTGGAAAACTATTGATATACTTCTTTAATTCACTATTTTTCATTCTTCTTTCAGGAACCCGATATATCGTTACCCCGGCCGGAGGTTCGGATCCTTTCTATTTGTTTATAAACCTGTCAAACATATAAGTTACCACAATAGCTGTCAAAAATGCTGTCAAAAAACCTTTCATGATCTAACTTTCTCCTTTCATAATTTTGTAATTACAAAAGAAATATGTTAAAATAAAAATTTAAAAATTTATTTATAATTGGCATTGTCGCATTTTTAATTATTGCTACCTCATTATCCCTTCACCTTCACCAAATCCCTAATCGTTGAAACCATTCTTTCAGTTTCAAGACTTCTCCTTGCCACTTCATCGATCAAAATATCTGAAGGAAATAACCTTACGGCAAGCTGCTTTTCTTCCGGTGTCATTGCCTTGATCCGGTCCGCAAGTTCCGTCTTTTCCAACCCACTCATTTACTCATTCTCCTTTTTATCGTGTTTTCTTTCATCCATTACCCTCTGAAACTGTGATAATGCCCTTTGATGCAGTCCACCTGATACCCATTTGTAAGTAAAATTCATGTCAACTGCTATCTGCTCCCATGTCTTAAACTGAAAATACCGCTTATGCAGAATGGTGATGCAATCTGCACTGCATCCAGAAAGAATCTGCCTTGCTTCTTTCTTGTAATTGATAAACTCTTCAATTTCCCTGTTGATCTGCTCCTTCATGCCTACGATCTTCACAACACAATCTTCCATTTTCTGTTGTGATCCTGAAGCCTGTACTCTTTCACCGCCCATCACAGAAGTAGTTTTTGCAGCAAGTGCTTCAAGCTGTGCCAATTCCTCAATATCAGCATTTATTCTTGCATCCATCACCTTGATCTGCCCTAAATAGTTTATTGCCTTCATGCCTTCCCCCTATTTTCTACTTCGCAAAGTTTGAACCAGTGCTGCCATTACTCAACAGATCCCGTTCCAAGCTGTCATAATCATACTGTGTATGCATAATGTCATTGAAACCGGGTTTCTTATTTTCTTTTCCTGGTCTGTCGTAGTTTCCGTCAAGGACCTTTGCCATATTTTCATCTTTGATCAACCAATCAAAATTAGCAATCCAGTTCCGGTTATTTCTGCCTTTCAGGAAGGAAGAAGCTTCAGCTTTCTCAAATACCGCCTTAAGATCATCAAGGCTGTATGTATTCAATCGTGCTTTTATTTCCCTTTTCCGTACTTCAGACAGTGCTTTGACAGAAGGATAGGAAGTACAGATGGAATGATAAAGGTCAACAACCTGCTTGCAGGTGTCGTTCTCTTTTTCTATATCTTTTTCTATATCTTTATCTCTTTCTTTATCTTCTTCTTTATCTGAAACAGCGACATAAGACGATTGTGTCTGTTTACAATCGGGCGATGTGTCAGACGATTTTTCAAACGATGCATCAGACGATCTTTCAGCAGTACCGGAAATCAAAGCCTTTTGTGCTGCTCTTCGCTCCTGCTGATATACCCGATCCCGTTCTTTTTTCTTCTCGTACGCATCCAGGGCCTGATGCTTATTCCAATTCGGAATTGTGATAACACCGTCAACCATTTCTATCATTCCAAATTTTTCAAAGGTCTGAAGTGCCACAGAAACAGTGGATTTTTTCATTCTGAAGATCGTTGCAAGCATCTTTTCAGTATAGGCAGCCTGCCCCAGCATAAATACCCCACCGTTGTTCTGTTTTCCGGCAAGGCAAAGCAGCTTGAACCATACCGTAATAATTGCATAGCCATCAGGAAGACTTTCTATAAGCAAGATTTTTTCATCGTCAAACACATCTGTTGTTATCTTTATCCACTTTACATCTGCCATCCTTGATACGTTCCTTTCTGTTGGGATTTCTAGTACAGGTATTAAAAAATTGACATTTTTCTGTACACTCTTTCGTTTCCCGGTAGAATCCGCATTTCATCACACTGCACTCCTTGCATAGTCTTTAAACACTTCTTCATTCAGCATCCTTCCGGCTTCCACACTTGCATTGGCTGCCAGTTCTGGAAATTCAGCCTGTAACTTCTGCCGGGTTCTTCTAACGGATTCAAACTGCGGAAAGCCTAATTTCTTAGCATTCAACAGAAAAGTAGGCATTGACATCATTTCAATGTTGATGCCCTTTTCTTTTCCGACAATTCCGCATACATAGTAATACAGGATATTATCACTGCATCTTGCTTCCGGGCATCTTTGCAAAATACCCTTTACAAAATCAGTCGTTGTTTTCAGTTCCGTTGCCGTATTCATCCGGTACACCACCTTCCCTGATATTGACAATGTTCTGACAGTCACACATAGGGCAGTCAAAGGCCTCATAATACTTTCTGCCAGAAAATGCATTATGAATTGAGATTGGCTCACCAATAACTTTTTTATTCTCTGCCTTCGGTACAAAACGGTAATTACACACCTTACACTTGATTTTTCTTATCATCTGCTTTTTCTCCCTTCAAACACTGCTTTTTCAGTAATGGTGATAAAGGAAAGTCATTTTTTATATGCTGTCCTGCATCCCATTCTTTATATATCTGCATCCAATCATCAAAACACATAGTTACAAGGATTCCAGCATTATTCTTCTTATGGAAGACTGCCGGTATATTCCCTGTTCCATTGGAATCTCTCTTTGCCTGTTCCATCCAGTCATAAAGCTGCATCCTCTCCTGGTGCTTTGCTTCAATATGTATTCCGGGCAATCCGATCACATCAGATGCATCCCCGGTGTTACCACAATATTGTGCTGTCCTTCTTGTCTGATAACCATGATCCCTGAATAAACCGGCAAGTATCCGTTCAAAGCGTGCGCCCTTCTGCTTACTGTTTATCTTCCCCATGCTTCTATTCATCATCCTCTCTTACGTGCCTGCTACCCCAATGGATAACAGGCACTTCTGATAGTCATTTCCGTGGTATGTAGCCATCAGATTATTATGTGTGATTAATAGTTTCTTAAGGTGTTTCAACCATCCTATGAAATCACAGTGAACTGCCCCCAACCGGCAAGTTCAAATTGTAAATAGTCTTTAATAGATTTTGTTGCTGCAATCTTCCATGCACCGCCATCTGCTTCAAAGATTGCACAATTAATACCATCATATTTGCCCTGTTTCACTCTGAAAACAAATTCAGATGCCGGCTGCTCCACTTCAAGGAATGTCCGGTAAGGTCTTAATTTGACCGGATTCGGAACAATAGCTTCCCCCTTGGAAGCAATGCCTGTTTTCACGGTTGCCTTCTGTGTTACTCCATCATCACCATATTCTGCAACCGTTCCGGCTTCCATGGTCCCGGCAAATTTAAGAATCAATGCCCGGTCAGTATTCGGATCATCAATGAACTTTGACTGAAGATTAATACAGAAGTTTTCCTGATCCATGTAGGTATCAAATCTGAAATCAGGGATTCTTGCATTCACAACAACCAATTCTTCACGCTCTCTTTCTTCATTGAGCTGTGAAAAAAGAACAACAGTTTCAGGATCAACAACCTGAATGATCATCTTTTTGGACATATCATCAATATTCCCCTTGATATAGTCCACAAGGCTTGTCAGCGTAGACATATTGATTGCCTTATCAACCATTGGAATATGCTTCTCCAATCTCTGCAATGGCTTGTCCGAATATGTCTGAACAGTTCCATCGGCAAGTGTGATATCCTGAACCTTTGCTTCGCTTAACCCAACGATATACTGTAATGCTTCTTTAATCATGCTTTTCACCCTACTGCCTTAATTAGCAGCTACCTTTCTAAAATCAACAATTTCAGTTCCAATAACTTCTCCGGTTTCTGTGTCAACCACATCGCCATCAATCTTCTGAACATTTTCCTGCACTGGTGGTCTACTTTCATAATCCTTCAGGCTCATTTGCCCTTTAATCTGTTTACCGTACTCTTCTGCATAGATTTCACCGGTCTGCAGATCCTTTCCGATGTAGAATGAAGTTTTCATTCCTGCCTGCGGTGCAAGTTTTTCAGACACATCCACAGATACCGAAACATCATCCCTTGCTTCATTCTGGTCAAAGGTCAGCTTGATCGTGATGCCCCTTTTTACTTTAAAAGAAGTATTCTGGTCCTGAAGGTTCTCAACAACCTTTTCAAAAGCCTTACTGAACTTCTCCTGAAGTGCACCACCTACCAGGTCCTTCAATTCCACTCTGTTCATATGGTTTTACCTTCCTTTCTTAATTATTTCCAAACAGTGCAGCCTGCGCATCCTGTGGTGCTTCCTGCTCCTGTGTTGGTTCTGCCTGGGAACCCGGTACATCCGGTTCTTCCTGCTTTGTAGGCTGCATGTCAATGATCGAATCATCATTTTCAACATAGTCCTTACTGCCATCCTCATTGATCACGGCCATATCCGCATCCATTGCTGAAACCATATCAATTGACATGATTCCCCATTTGCTGATCAACTGTCTAAGCATGGTTTTGTATGCCATTCCGTCAAAATCCTTATACCAAAATGAGGAATACATCCATGCATCAGCGGAATCATATTTTCCTGCTTCAAAGTCTGCAAAGGAAACCTTCTTCTTTTCTCCATTCTTTGTTTTGATTGTTCCACCATCTTTAGAAAATGCTTGGCTGAATTTATCAGCATGTGCAAGCATCTTTTTCTTTGACCAATACATTGCTTTCTTGAATCCGTTGGTATATTCAAACATGGCATAATACCCAATGGTTGCAGCCTGTTCCCTTGCTTCTTCATCATCAATCAGCTTCACTTCGATTTCTTCATTCAACGGATCAAATCGGATCAATTCACCTTCCTTGATTGCAAGCACATTCAGCTTCTTATACTGCCCTGACCGGATAGCAAGCTGAATATATCCCTTATATCCAAGCTGAAACTGTGCAACCTTTCCTTTGTTCTTGTCATTGAATGGAACCATGTAATACTGCCCCAACTGTGGTGATGGTGACAGGTTCAAGGACTGTCCAAGAAGTGCAGCCGATAAGATAGACTGATTTGTGCATTCCTGAAGTGCCGGATTGTTATTGACTGCGGAAACAACCGCTGAAATGAACTTTGTGCCATCCTTACCGCCAATCACCTGATTGATCTGATTTTTGACCGCATCATTGGTCAAATAGGCTGTGATGCCTAATCTCTGATTCTGTTTTGCTACTAAACTATTATTTACTGCCATATTGTTTATCCATCCTTTCTAAACCGCTTTAAATTCAATCTGTCTGCTGTTGAAGAAGTCCTTCAGCGCAAGCGCATCTTCCGTGGAAAGTAGTGCTGAAAATGAAATCCATTGCTTTGCAGGTGCTATTACTGGATGAACACCATTTGCTGAAGCAGCTTCAATGTATTCTTGCCTTGATTGTGCAATTTCTTCTTCTGTAACAGGTGGATTCATAGCATCATCCGGGAAGGCTGCCTTCTTTGCTGCTTCAGCAGCTGCCTTTGCCTTCTGTTCTTCCTCAATCTTCCTCATAGCTTCTTCTCTTTCAGCCTTCGCCTTGACTATCTGCGCCATTCTCCGTCCTTCTGCAAGTGCCTTATTCAGATCATGGTTACGAATGTATTCCTGCTGTGCTTCAAAGCCATATTCAGGCAATGCAGCCAACGTTTCCATATCACAGTTGAAACGCTTAATATCATCAAGCATCTTCTGCTTCACATGGTTCATACCATAGGAAACATTCAGCATCCGGTCTTCAAACACATCTTCCAGTAATAGCCCTTCCGGAACATCCATTTCAGACCACAGTTCCTTAATCTGCTCCTTCTTTTCCTGCTTCTGCTTGATCTCATATTCCTTGACCTGCTTATCAATCAATGCTACCGGCTTATCAATAATGTCCATAATCTCATTGATCTTTGCCTTGAAATCATCGAATGGCTTCATATACTCCTTTTCTCTTCTGATCCGTTCATCGTTCAAAGCCTTCTTAAGCTTATTAAGGCTGGCCTTATCAACCTTGGCTTCCTTAATCTGTTCATCCGTGTACACTAGGGTTTCATACATGGATACCTTTTCTGTCAGCTCCTGCTTCAATTCCTCATAATTAAAGGTAATCTGTTCAGGAAGCTGCACTTCGTTGATCTTAAGTTCCATTTGTTTGTTCTCCTTCTCACTTTATATTTCAGCGATCCAAGTAAGGATCGTTGTTTTCTTATACCTAAATGTCCGGCAATATCAGATCCGGTCTTTTTCTCTCCTGTACCTGCTTCCAAAACTTTCTTTCAGAAGATTCCAAAAAATCAATGTCTGCCTGAACCTCTGATCTTTCAATGTGGTAATTCCGTAATTGCTGATAGATTTCTTTATCCTCATATCTCCACGTAAGAAGTGCTGTCAGGATTGCAAAATCACAATCTTCACGAACCAATAAGCTGTGCAGCAGTTGGCAGTAGTAGTTCATGGGAATCTGATCTTTCCACTTCTCTTTGCTCATGCTTGATACAATTTCAGATGTTTTACATTCCCATATACCATGCCGACCACTTTCCTTCTCCACAAGCCAGCCATCGTGACTGACAGCAGCAAAAGGATATTTGTCATTAATCCACGAATTATTTTCCACATACAGGACCTCACATTGCGGATAATTCAGTGTGAACAGTTCCCGGATGATTGGCTCTGCTTCCGTGCCGTACTTCACATTCGGATTTTCAGAAATATCCGGCGCAATGGCTTGTCCGGTCTTTTCCATCCACAGTTCAACGTTACTTTTCCACGGATTCTGACCGACTATTGTAGCAGCATCCGAACCGCCTATGTATTTCATCCGGTGTTTCAGCCATTCTTCCCGGCTTGCAAGCTGTATCATTTCAACTGCCATACCCATCACCCCATAAAATCTGTTGTGTCATGCCTGAAATACTCAACCATGCAGTGTTCACAGATAATTTCATCATTTATGCTGTAGCAGTAATCTTCCTGGATGTGTTCCATGCAGATTGTGCATACCGGCAGAAATTCCAAGGCTGCTTCCTGCTCTGCTGCATACCTTTCAGCATCTATCACCGGATCATCAGTGTGATACATTGGTGATCACCCCATCTTCAATAACGAATTCAAAGCCAAGCAGATTCAGCCGGTACAGATCTTCCAGTGTGGCTTCACCACCATAAATCAATTTTTCATTCATTGTTTCCTTCTCCTTCCTGTAATGTTTGAATGTTGAACGGATCGCTGATATCACATCCATCATATTTTTCAAGAAACTGCTCCAAGGTTGACTTCCGGCACTTCAGCCTTCCGATCTTCATAAACTTGATAATTCCTGCCTTTTGCAGTTTATACACGTAGTCAACATTGGTTTTCAAAACGCCTGCCACTTCCGGCACTGTCAAAAGCATGTCTTCCATTATGTATTCCCTTCTTTCATTTCTGCTTTACCTCTTCCCACATCAAGTTGCGTTTTTCCAAAAAACTCCTATACTTTTCCTACAGGCACTGCCATGCCGAGTAAACGGAAAGGGGAATTTACTAATGAGCATTGATGATTTAAATAAAAATCTTGATAAGGCAATATCCACATATGAATTGGAAGCCGGATCTGCCTGTAATTATTGTGATGAGGTTACCGGTGAGGCTCTCGCCACAATGAGAAATGCAACAGTTAAAGCTCTCTCCAAATTCAAAGCTGAATTACTGACATACCTGAATCAAAACTAATTTTTAGGGCAATCAGTTTCGGCTGCATTGCCCTGAACCATCTTTTTTAGATTACGGATCGTATTCAGTTCCTCTTCCAAAAACTGTTTTCTTCTTAAGTTTTCTTCCAAAGCAGAAGTAATTCTTTCTTCTTGTGAATTAAGCCATTCCTTCACCACTCTTCCCTCCTTTCTGTTAGACCTTTACTTTTGTTTTAAAAATTCAATTTAATTGGATTTATAGGGTAAAAAAATATAATCCAAAGGCATTTTATACAATGCACTAAGCTCACGACTTTGGGACATTTTAGGTTCTGAAATCCCTTTTTCCCAATTAACAAGAGTCTGCTTACTTATATGCATTGCTTTCGCTACATTGTCTTGTGTCAGTCCTGCATTCACCCTTGCTGCTGCAAGACTAATTTGCATTGTTTTCAAACTTCCACCTCCTTCGATATCGTCATTATAAATTCAATTTAATTGAATGTCAATACTGCAATTCAATTTTTTTGTTTTTTTAGTTTACTTTTATTTAATTTTATTGTATTCTGTTTATAGGTAGTCAATCTGCTGGGTGGTTTCCGTCTCCGAAAGGAGGTGGTGCTATGAGTACATATGAAGAATTGAGTATTATACTCGGAGTTGCAATGTTAATTGTAACGATTCTGATTTATATGAATAGCAAAAACGGTACAAAAAAATAACCACCCCGCCACCAAGTAGGGTAGTTATTTTTAATAACATCTCATAATTGGAAGCCACTCCGTGGAGTTGGCTACCTTTTGTACCTTTAATATACGACACTTAATATGAAAAGTCAAGAAGAGGTAACTCGATGGGTGATGAACAACAAAAAATTATTTTTTCTAGGAATCTAAATAAATATCTTACCGAATACGGTAAGTCACAAAAAGAAGTTGCTGAAGCTATTGGCGTTATTCCAAGTACATTCAATACTTGGTGTCAAGGTATTGCTTTGCCACGTATGGGAAAAGTGCAAGCCTTATCCGATTATTTTGGTATAAATAAATCCGATTTAATTGATGATAAATCAGCTCTGATCGGAAAAACACCTTCAAAAGGATTTTCTGTTAATGTCCTTGGGCGTGTTGCTGCTGGCATCCCCATTGAAGCTATAACAGATATCATAGATACAGAAGAAATTTCACAGGATCTTGCTAAGACAGGCGAGTTCTTCGGATTACAGATCCACGGTGACAGCATGGAACCTAGAATGTATGAAGGGGATGTCGTTATTGTGCGTCAACAGGATGATGCAGAAAGTGGTGATATTGTTATTGCTATGGTGAATGGTTATGACGCTACCTGTAAGCGTCTTATGAAATATGCAGGCGGTATCAGCTTAATATCCTTGAATTCCAAATATGATCCTATGATGTTTACTAATCAGGAAATCGAAGAAAAACCTGTTCGGATCATTGGAAAAGTTGTTGAGCTCAGAGGGAAATTTTAATCCATACATATCGAAAATGGTGATTTTGAAAAGGATAATGTGGATATGATTGAACTATCTGCTCATCAATAATCAGAAAAACTTCAGTTATTTCCATTTTGGAAACATCTGTTGAATTATATCATATACAGAAAGGAGTCATTTATGATGTCAACGAAATATGCTTATCCTGCTATTTTTACCCCCGAAGAAGATGGAGGTTTTTCTGTAGCCTTTCCCGATCTGGAAGGCTGCTTTACCTGCGGCGATGATATGGCCGATGCTTTATTTATGGCCGAAGATGCACTTGCACTGGTACTCTACGGTTATGAAAGCGATGGCCGTGAGATTCCCGCTCCTTCCAAAATGGAAGATTTAAAACTTAATGATGGAGAATTCGTCAATTCTGTAGCCTGTACATATGAAAGGGGAAAAATATGAATATTGAGAAATATTTAAAGGAAAGGGTTGACGATCAAATAGCATGGTATGATGATAAATCCAATAAATGCCAAAGAAAATATAAAATCTCTCAGACGATAGAAATTATCTTGGCTGCATTAATTCCTCTCCTATCGGCATATACAAAAAATTGTACTGCAATCGCAGTTATAGTCGGTATTATAGGTTCTATCATAGCTATTATTGAATCGCTAACCAAACTATATAAATGGCATGAGAACTGGATCGAATACCGAACCACATGCGAATTACTGCGGTATCAAAAAAGTTTATATCAAACACGATCCGCTCCATACAATACAGGTAAAGAAACCGTAGATAATATATTCGTAAAAAACATTGAAAACATAATCTCTTCCGAAAACAGCAAATGGAAGTTCGTAAATATAGCCAAAGAAAAAGGGAAATCTACATAACAGGTTCATAAGTTTTCTTAAATATATCGGGCTTGCAGGGATATTGTTCCCCATCAACTCCCGTAATTATCCAATCGCCTGGTAATGCTTTCATTTTCCCTTCCAGTGTATTAATTGTTAATTCTACATCTGTTTGATAAGCCTCAATAATAACTGGCTTCTTTCGAAATTTTTTTTGAATTTCCATAAGAATCCTCCTCAACAAGAAAGTGGTGATTTTATGCGTACATACAACATTTTTATTAGTCATGCCTGGAAATATTCAGAGCATTATTATCAAATTGTAAAATGGTTAAATGAAGCTCAGGCAGAGGGAAAACTGTCCTGGAAGAACTACTCCGTTCCCGAGCATGATCCTCTCATTGATCCTAATACAATCATCGGCAAAAATAAGTTAAAAGCAGAGCTAAGAGAACAGATTGCACCAGCAACTGCCGTTATCGTATTAGCCGGAATGTATGCTTCCTACAGTGATTGGATCGATTATGAGATCGATACCTCCATAAGCTATAGTAATAAATATATTATTGGCGTTAAACCCTGGGGCCAGGAACGTGTACCCTCTAAGATAACCAATAATGCAAATACTATTGTTAGCTGGAGTAAAAGTTCCGTCATAGCTGCAATTCTGAATCTTTAAATATATTGTAACAGATGTAGATTATTATAACAATAAAATCTGCCCCGGTACGCCAATACCGGAGCAGATCTGGAAGCATAATCGGATGTCCGATATAATATGCCCCATAGCAAGTCATATTATATCACAAACATCCTTTTATGGGTGTATTTTTTATACCCCAAATTTAAAAACATATTAAGAAAGGATGAATTTTATTATGGCACGACTCATAATAAACAATCGAGGTGACAAAAAGAACCCCTCTTGGCAATACCGCTTTGAACTGGCCAAGGTGGACGGGAAAAGAAAGTACGCTTCCAAGGCCGGCTTCAAGACAAAGGAAGATGCAGAAAAGGCAGGGAACATTGCCCTTGCGGAATATCTGCGTGCCGGAAAGCATTTTAAGCCTTCTGAAATGTCTGTAGCTGATTACCTTGATTACTGGATCACCAACTATTGCATTGTGAATCTGGCAGACAATACGGTTTCAGGATACAAAAATATAGTGAAGAACCAGTTAAAGCCAAGGATCGGGCATTATATGCTGAAATCTATTGATGTAATGACATTGCAGAACATGATCAATGATATATACCTGAAAAAGGGATATACCAAAAGCTATCTGGAGAACATCCTGAAAGTATGTAACGGTGCATTTGAGTATGCTGCATATACCGCAAAGCTGATCCCCTACAATATCGCTGATCCCGTTAAATTGCCTAAATTTGAGCCAAAAGAGGAAAAGATCAGCATTCTATCAAAGGAACAGATTGAAGCCGTTCTTGACCGTTTCCATGGCTCTCCGTACCAATACTACCCCTTACTGATTGGCTATTATACCGGAATGCGTATCGGTGAGGTGTTTGGCCTGACATGGGATAATATTGATCTTGAAAATGGCATCATCCATATAAGACAGCAATGTAAGACCAAAGATAAAGATTCTCTTCCTGGCAGAAAACCTCAAAAAGGAAAAGCATTGAACAGGTGGTATCTTGGATCACTGAAAAACAATCCTTCTTACCGCTCTATCAGAATTGGTGCGGAATTAGTGAACGCTCTTACTGCTTATAAAGAACTGCAGAAACGCTCCGAAGCTGAATATGGGGAATTCTACACGAAACAATTCCTGAAAGAAGAAAAGCTTGCCAATGGAAGAACTGAATACCGAATCATATCCCAGACTGATGAATCAGGTCCATGTCCATATCCAAGAGTAAAACTTGTATGTGTGAAGGAAAGTGGTGAGTTCCGTGGAACCGCACCTATCAGATATGTTTCAAAAGTTGTCAGAACCGAAATGGGATTTGAAGAATTTCACTTTCATATGCTGCGCCACACCCACGCTACTGTACTTGTTTCAAACACAGAGGAATTACAGATCAAGGACATTTCTGAAAGGCTTGGCCATTCATCAATCAAAACCACAATGGATACTTATGTTTCCAATACAGATGAAATGCGCATGAAGTCCATGGAAGTATTTGAAAAAGTTGGAAAGCTGAATGTAAAACATAGGAATGAACGACTTTATGAAATATGGAAAAGTACAAAGAACCGCTGCAACAGTTCAAATTTTTACAAAGAACGTGGAATTAAATTCTATGAGCCTTGGCTTGATTATGAAGTATTTGAACAATGGGCTATGGGAAACGGATATGAAGATGATCTGTCACTGGTTCGGGTAGATAAATCCCTTGATTTTTGTCCCAGTAATTGCATATGGTCAACTGATAATAAAAATATCAAAGGTACTCATATTTGGTCAGACGGTATCCATACAAAATCATACAGTGTCCGTCACAACGGTTATTCATGGGGATATTCCATCACCGATTATGATGAAGACGGGAAACGAAAATACATCGGAAAGACTTCCTTCCCTTCTGAAGCACAAGCACAGCTTGCTGCTGAAGCCGTCATTGCAAAAATGTTCTCTGGTCCTGAAGTGCCACTTAGAAGAGTTAAATAA